GGTAACTGGTAGTCTGCGCGAAATGTTTGGAATCGGACAGGACATTGTGATCGTCGCAGACCACGACAAGCATGGCGTTGGACAAAAGTATGCCGACCAGGCGAGCGCGAAGTTCGGTGCCAGGGTGATCATCCCGCCAATCGAAGGCATGGACGCCAACGATTATGCACAGGCTGGGCACGATTTGGTAGGCCTGCTGGTGCAGCAAACTGGCTCAGCCGTGATCGACAAGCTGCAGGTGGTCTTCGGCGACCAGCTCGGCAGCGATTACGAGGCACCAGACGAGCTGGTGGAAGGCCTGATGACCATCGGCAGCTCGGTGGTGGTATACGGCGACAGCAACTCAGGCAAGACATTCTGGGCATTGTCGGTGGCCACGGCCATCGCAAGTGGCGAGGACTGCTACGGACGCAAGACCGATCCAGGCCTGGTGGTCTACTTGGCCAGCGAAGCCCCGGCCAGCATCCGGTCTCGCATGCAGGCCATCAAGAAGTTTCACGGCTGCAGCCTGGAGAACTTGGCGATGGTGCCGGTCCCGATGAACTTCTACTCTGGCGACCAGGACGCCCACGACGTGATCGAGCTGGTGCGTGCCATTGAGGTGGCCAAGGGCAAGCCGGTGCGTCTGATCATTGGCGACACGCTGGCCAGGATGAGCGCAGGCGCGAACGAGAACAGCGGCGAGGACATGGGTCCAGTCATGGCCAGATTCGACCAGGTGGCCACAGCCACTGGCGCTGCCATGATGATCATCCACCACAACGGCAAGGACGCTGCCAAAGGCGCTCGCGGCTGGTCCGGCATCCGGGCGCATATCGACACCGAGATCGAAGTCAGCGAAAAGGAAGGCACCCGGTCGGTGACCGTCACCAAGCAGCGCGAGCTGCCAAGCAAAGGCGAGACGATCTACTTCAAGCTGGAGGTGATCGAGATGGGCACGACAAAGTTCGGCGGCCCAGCGACCACCTGCGTGGCCGTGCCAGACCAAGACGCAGCCACCACAAAACCACACAAAAAGCCTACAAAGCACGACGAGAATGTGCGCACGGTCGAGCGTGCATGGTGGTCATCTGGTGCAGAAGAGCGCGAGGGTTTACCCTACATTAGCAGGTCTGCGCTGCGTGACTTGCTGGTCAAGGATGGAGCATCAGAGCGCACCGCAAAGAACAAAACAGAGGCATCCAGATCAGACGGATTGGTCGCACAATTGCTCAACGCAGGCACGCTGGAGACGTTCGAGCATGGCTGGATTTTCATCAACCAAGCACAGGCAAGCGCAATGCTGATGCAGAAAAATGCCCCGAAAAATCGCCCCTAAATGCCCCTAAGTGCCCCTGGGGCGGTTAGGGGCGATAGGGGCAAAGTGTCTTGACTCTGCCCCTAAAACCCGCCCCGCCTCTACCCCCTTTTAGGAAGGGGTAGGGGAGGTAGGGTAGGGGCAGATCATGATGCAGAATTTTTTTGAAAGAACTTGCCAATGATGAGCCTATAGGGATATGATGCTTAACCTATAGGACAAAGGAGCAAAGCATGAAAACGTACGGTGGAAGAATTCCTGATGAGGCCGATGGATGGAAGTTGAAAGCGGAAATCAGAGACGAACATCAGAAGTGGTTTTTGTTTGAGAAGTCGCAAGCACACACCGATGATTGGGTGACTTACAAAGTCGTCGCAGATGGTCGAGTTGAAAAGAAGGCAAATTATTGGGTTGTCAAAAATGTTAAAACAGGACAAAAAGCGTACCCAGCAGACATGGAACTGATGAAACAACACAGGCCAAACTTGTTTAAGCAGGTTGGAGTTTTTTTATGATCCAGCAACTTGACACACCAAACTTCTCAACCTGGCAGCACGACACCCTGGCAAAGTTTGCAGCCGAGGTCTATGCCAGGCTCCAGGCCGAGCAGGCAGCCAACGAGCAGCTCAGGCTCGACCTCAAGGACGCCATGAGGATGGCGAGAAAACAAATTCTGGAGGACAATCGGGTATGACCACAAAATCACACAAAGTAAATCCAGCCGACAAGGTCGAGCAGTGGCCAATCGAGAAGCTGGTGCCATATGCCAAGAACTCGCGCACGCACAGCGAGGAGCAGGTGGCCCAGATCGCGGCCAGCATCCGAGAGTGGGGCTTCACGACCGCAGTTCTGGTGGATGAGTCCGGCAGCATCATTGCCGGTCATGGTCGCGTGATGGCGGCTCGCAAACTCGGCATGGCATCATTGCCGATCATGGTGGCTGCTGGCTGGACCGATGCCCAGAAACGTGCCTACGTCATCGCAGACAACAAACTGGCGCTGAACGCAGGCTGGGACAACGAGCTGCTGGCGCTCGAGCTGGGTGAGCTGGGTGATCTTGGCTTTGATCTGGACTTGGTGGGGTTTACCGATGAGGAGATCGCGGCGCTGATGCCGGTGCAGATCGAGCCTGGCCTGACGGACGAAGATGCCACCCCAGAGGTGCCAGAGCAGCCGGTCACGGTGCTTGGCGATGTTTGGGTGCTCGGTAAGCACAGGCTCATGTGTGGTGACTCGACCAGCATCGATGCAATACAAAAATTAACCGAAGGCCAAGCCCCAGATTTTGTATTTACTGACCCACCTTATGGTGTGGCTGTTGTCAAAGATGGCATGGTTGGCGCCGACTTTGGTGTCGCAAAAAAAGGCAATTACAAACCAATCATTGGCGATGAGACAACCGATACAGCAATTGAGGCATACAACGCATGTGTGGCCATTGGTGCAAAAAAGATCGTTCTTTGGGGTGGTAATTACTTTTCAGACAAATTGCCACCATCATCATGCTGGCTTGTTTGGGATAAGCGAGGCGACTCAGGCATCGTCAACACATTTGCAGATTGCGAGCTGGCATGGACAAATATGACCAGTCCGGCCAGAGTTCACAAACAGCTTTGGAATGGCATGATCAGGGAAGGCGAGCGCGACAAACGAGTCCATCCAACACAGAAGCCAGTTGCATTGTGTGAATGGGGAATCTCAAATTACACAGACAAAAACGCATCAGTCCTTGATCTATTTTTAGGTTCTGGCAGCACATTGATGGCATGCGAGAAAACGAATCGCAAATGTTTTGGCATGGAGATGTCACCAGATTATTGCGATGTCATCATCAAGCGCTGGCAGCAATTCACAGGCAAAATCGCAGTTCACGCAGAAACTGGACAACCTTTCGCGGAGGTTAAAGATGGCAACAAAGAAGCCAAAAACTGAAAAATCGGTCGTAAAAAAGGCTGGACCGAATGGCGGCGCTCGGGAAGGTGCTGGCAGACCAGCCTTCGAGCCGACCGACGCAGAGCGTAAACAGGTCGAGGCAATGTCAGGCTACGGACTGCCAATCGAGCAGATCGCAGTCCTGGTGCGCGGCGGCATCGACACCGACACGCTGCGCAAGCACTTTGCCACCGAGCTGGTGGCAGGCAAGGCCAAGGCCAACTCTGGCGTCGGTCGGACGCTGTTCCAGAAGGCAATGGGCGGCGACACCGCTGCCATGATCTGGTGGTCAAAGACCCAGATGCGGTGGGCTGAGACCCAGAAGCACGAAGTCACAGGGGCTGACGGTGCGCCTCTGGAGTTCAGGGAGATCAAGCGCGTGGTCGTCAAGGCATGACCGTCCTGCAGCTCCAGACCCCAGAATGGGCGCTGCCTTTGATGGAGGCCAGTCGCTACAAGGGCGCATGGGGTGGCCGAGGCTCCGGCAAGTCCCACATGTTTGCCGAGCTGATGATCGAGGCCCACATCATGGACCAGAAGCGGCGCAGTGTCTGCGTGCGCGAGGTCCAGAAGTCGCTGGCTCAGTCGGTCAAGCGCCTGCTCGAGACCAAGATCGAGCAGATGAACGCTGGCGCTTACTTCGAGGTCCAAGAAGCCGTCATCAAGTCCAAGAAGGGCGACGGCATGATCATCTTTCAGGGCATGCAAAACCACACAGCCGACTCAATCAAGTCGCTGGAGGGCTACGACTGCGCCTGGGTGGAGGAGGCCCAAAGCCTGAGCCAGACCAGCCTGGACCTGCTGCGGCCTACCATCCGCAAGCCTCAGTCCGAGCTGTGGTTTACCTGGAACCCGCGCCAGCAGACCGATCCGGTTGATCACCTGCTGCGTGGCCCGACGCCTCCGAAGGATGCCACCGTCCTGAAGGTAAACTTCACCGATAACCCTTGGTTTCCAGATGTCCTGCGCGACGAGATGGAGTACGACAAGCGGCGCGATCCGGACAAGTACAGCCATGTCTGGATGGGCCAGTACCTGACCAACAGCAGCGCCAGGGTCTTCAAGAACTGGAAGATCGACGAGTTTGAGGCACCGCGAGACGCCATCCACAGGCTCGGCGCTGACTGGGGCTTTGCCATTGATCCGACCGTGCTGGTGCGCTGCCACATCATTGGCCGCACTTTGTACATCGACCACGAAGCCTACATGGTGGGCTGCGAGATCGTGAACACGCCTGAGTTGTTCATGACCGTGCCAGAGTCCGAGAAGTGGCCCATCGTGGCCGACTCGGCCAGGCCGGAGACCATCAGCCACATGAAGAAGAACGGCTTTCCCAAGATCATGACGGCGGTCAAAGGCCCGAAGTCGGTCGAGGAAGGCATCGAGTTTCTGAAGAACTACGACATCGTGGTGCACCCACGCTGCATCCACACGATTGACGAGCTGACCCTTTACAGTTATAAGCAAGACCCACTGACAGGTAAGATTCTGCCGATCCTGGAGGACAAGAAAAACCACGTCATCGACGCCTTGCGATACGCCTGCGAGGCGGTGCGGCGGTCAAGTGCGGCCAAGCCTGCCGTCTTCACGCCTTTGCCAAACGTAAAGAAGTGGTGAGACAATCGCACAAATTGAGGAACTAATTATGGCCAGAATCTCCAACGACCAGCGCCTTGCCAATCTTCACTCAGAAGCCTTGGCGCAGTTCGACGACGTTCAG